AGCGCCGATCGCAGCTCGCGACGGACCGGTGCCGGCCCCCTGGGCTGGAATCGGGCGCCGGCCATCATGCAGTGACTAGCTGGATGCCGGCCTCGACCGTGCAGTTATTGTTCGTGTTGCCGTACGCGATCGCGCGCCAGTACATGATGGGCCGGCTGGCAGGCACGGTTCCCTCGGTGACGGTGCCGCTGACTAGGTCTTTCGACGAGACCGGAAAGTAGTCGAACCAGTCCGCGGCGCTGGAGCCGCCTACCGCCGAGACCTGGAACATGATCGTGCACGGCGCGCCGATGGCACCGCCGTTAGTGATCCTGAACGGCATCTCGCCGGCACCGGCTGCGGCTCGGGCGTCTACCACCTGGCTCAGGACCGGCGCACCGCGGGCGGTGCCGGCCGGGACACTTGTGCCAGCGGCGAAAAGGGTCTGTGCTGCTTTCGTCATTTTTCGGTACCGTCGTCGTTAAACATCGCCAGCCGGACCTCCTCGCGCGTGACGATGAGCGGCTTCAATGCCAGATCTTTCAGCTGCTGGCCTTCGTGCGCGGTCAGCACGCCGGTTTGCACCATCTTGTCGATATTCGCCCAAGTGCCCAGGTCGCCCACGTCGAGGCCGGCTTCCTGGCTGAGGAACTCGACTGCTGAGCGAATAGCACCGCTGCTGGGCGCTGCCGCCTCCAGCTTGTCGCGGATCGCCTCGCCGCTCGAGCAGCGGGTAATGATGGCGCGCCAGGTGATGAAGCGAGATTGCCGCACCAGAAGATCTTCAGCATTCAGCGCGGCGGCCAGACCGTCGATGTCACGCGCGGCGCGCAGCTCGGCCAGGTCGCCGCGCGCCAGGATTCGTTCGCGGATATTCATGATCAGGCCAGGGTCAGCACGCCGGCAGCCGCGTCGAAGTCGAGCTTCAGCTCCTCGCCGTCAGCCAGCGTGATGCTGTCGCCACGGTCGACGTAGCCGACCAGGGGCTTGCCGGCCGCGCTGTCGTTGTAGACGACCGCATAGCGGAAGGGGCCGATCGAGCCGCCACTGGCGGTGATTACCTCGTCGGTGATGATGACCTTGGCAGTGCCGCCGGTCTCGGACAGCGTCACGCCGTCGAGCACGTAGCCTCCGGCGGTGTAAGCGCCGCCGCTCACCTGGGCGATGTCCGCCAGCACCGTAGCCGTCGCGGCCGGCGCCGTGTTGGTCAGCACGGCCTTGAAGACGTGCGAGCTGAAGTCGTGCTTCGCGCGCAGCACCTGCTCGGCGAAGTCCTGGAATTTCTGGAGTTGCGGCATGTGCTGCCTTTCATTCGTTGTCGAGCGGCGCCGCCAGCTCGATGGTTTTCATCTGCCCGCGGCGTTCGAACATCACCGTAGTGACGCCGCCTTCGCGCAGCATGGCGAGAGCCTTCAGGTAGGTCTGTCGTGTCACCCTGCCGACGGCTCCGTGCACATACACGATGCGGTCGGTAAGGTGGGTGACCGTGATGATCCCGGCATACGGCCGGCGCGCTTCGTAGCCGCCCGGCGAGTCATACACTCGGATGGTCGAAACTTCGGCAGTCATATGCAAGTGAGTCATGACGGTCCGCCCTGGGTGTTACTTCGCGCCAGCCAGCGACTTCGCGTAGGCGACTGCAGCTGGCTCGGCATCGATGACGCCTTCGAGCGACTTCACGAGCGCTTGGTCGATCTCGACGACGTCATTGCACTTGCCGTGCACGCAGTCGATCAGAACGCGTACTTCCACTTTTTTTGCTTCTGCCATTTTCATTTCTCCTGTAATGGCGGCCCGCGCAGAGCCGGCCGCCGGTTTCGATTAGGTAGCGCTGTTCTGGAAGACCTTGACGGCCGCTGGCTCGAGCAGGTTGCCGCCCGAACGGGTCCAGCCGCAGAAGCCGACCTGCCCCTTCAGTGCGAACGCCGAATCGTCGAAGCGACGCATCGTGGTGCTGTTCGCCACGTCACGGATGGTGTATTGCGAGAAGTCCCCGAAGGCCAGGGACTTGGCATTGGCTGCCATCGGCGCAATGTCATCGTTGATGGTGACCGCGTGACCGTTCAGCAGGTCCGGAGCGTCTGCGGTGATCGCTGGAGTCCAGATCGGACGGCCAGTGGTGTCCTTCAGCTTGCTGATGGTGGCGACACTCAGGTCGTTCATCATGTAGCGCGCCCGGATGCGGTACGCGCGGTTGACCGCATGCTTCAGGTCGATGGTGTCGTCGTAGGTGATCGACGTCGCCGTGCCGGTGGCGCCCACCTTGCCGACGCCGGCACGGGGGATGAGGCCAGCTGGTTGGTTGGTGCCGGTGCCAACCGTGAAGTGACGGTTCTGGGCGCGTGCGATACGCATCGCCAGGCGTGCAACGACCAGGGCGATGACATCGATCGCGGAATCCTGGATCAGCTCGAGCGGCAGAGCAATCGACTTCGACGAGTATTTGTGCACCGGCAGAGCAACGGTGCCGAAGTCCAGGTCCAGTGCGGTGACTGCCGCGTTTTCAGCAACAATCTCGCCTTCTTCGCCGGTGCCGTCAGTAGTCGGGAAGTTCAGGGCATTGCCGCTGACGGTGGTCAGGATCGTCGCCGCTTCGCGCATGCCGCCAAACGCCTTCAGCTTTTCGATCACCATGGTGGCGATTTCTGCAGGGACGGTGAAGCCGCCTTCGGAGCCAGTGCCGGTCGACATCGCATTGCGGATCTGGGCGGCCTGCTCATTCGTTACGTTCTGACCATGGCGCAGGTACAGGGCGACGCCGATCAGGGCATCGACCGGGACATCGTTGTCCTTCTTCGGTACGGCGTTCTGGAAGTACTTGTCGGCCTCCAGTTCGCGCATCGTTTCGATGTTCTTGATCTGGGCCTTAGCACCATTGATATCGTTGGTGAAGCTATCGAACTTGGCCTGGTCCTCGGGGGACCAGACCTGATCACCTTTCTCGGCGAGCAGATGATTGGCTTGGGTTGCGAGGTTGGAGATCTTCTCGCGCAGTTGCTGGATGGTGACCATGTGGATCCTTCAAATAGAAAAGGGAGCCTCTTGGGCTCCCTGATACGAGGTGAAACGACCTCGGGCGGACTTGCGCGAGAAGCGCTATGCAGCGATAGCCAGCGCCAAGCGGTTCGCATTCATCTGCGATGCACGCGGGCCGGTAGGTTCGGGTGCTGGCGGGGTGACTGGATCGGGATTGGCGGCCAGCGTCGGATCCGGCATTGGTGGGGTCGGCGGCGAGACCGCAGCGCGCGGCGCGGCGACGTTTGCCGGGGCCTTGGAATAGGCAGCGAGATTCCAGACGTTGTCAGTCTTGGCCTTTTCCGCTGGTGCTTGCCCCACGCGATCAACGAATCCATTCTCGACAGCCTCGGCTGCGCTGAACCATGTCTCCGCCTCCATCCAGGCGACAATGTCGGCTTCTGGCTTGCCGGTCTTAGCAACATAGTCGGCGATGATCGAACCCTCGACTTTCTGTAGCAGGTCAGCAACGTCCCTCAGCTCGCTCTTGTCGCCCCATGCCATGCAGCTGGCGTTATGGATCATGAAGAAGGCGCCGTCCGACATCTCGACCTCGTTGCACGCCAGGGCGATCCCGGTCGCTGCACTCGCGCACAGGCTGTCGACGTGGGCGATGGTCTTGCCTTGAAAGCGACCGATTGCGGCCATAATGGCGCGCCCTTCGAACACGTCGCCGCCTGGGCTGTTGATGTAGACGTGCAGCTCTTCGGCGCCGGCAGCCTGAGTGACGGCCTCAATGACGCTGGTTGCGCTTACGCCCCAGTACGCATCGATGATGTCGTAGATGTAAAGCGACGCCGACGCGGCGTTACGCACCAGATTGACCGGCTGCGACGTCCGCTTAGAGTTGTCGCGGTACAGTTGGATGATTTTGCTCATTCGGCTGGCGTGCCTTCATTTAGTGGTTGATCGGGCTTTCTGCCGGAATCGCGCGGCGCGCGGTAAACCTCATTTCCGCCATCAGTAGGCGGCATGCGCAGACGCCGGCGAACCTCATCAGGACTCATCCAGCCGTCACCGGCGCCAGGGCCGCCGAGCGCTGAACGGAAGTACTCACCCATTGCCTTGAGGTCAGTCTCGTATAGGGCGTCACGGTAAAACTCGACGAATCGCCCGTTGTTGCGCGGGTAGAGCTTCCGATTGAGCTCCTGCTCAATTTTGCGCAGCCAGATGTTCAGGGTGTCGCGCACGAAGCCGCGGCCCATTTGCTCCAGACCGCTGCCCCAGCTAGTAGAGCCGGTGCTCTCGTTGATCATGAAACCAGGAACGCCGAAGGCCCTCGCGATGTCCATCACCTGGAACTTCCTCGCTTCCAGCAATTGAGCATCTTCTGCCGACAGACTCAGTTCCTTCGCAGTCAGGCCTTCCGTCAACACCAGCGGGAGTCTGTGCGCGTTCGCCAGTCCTGAATATCGGTTATTAAACGCATGCTGCAGTTGAGTGACCTGGTCCGGCCCCATTTTTGAGCCAGCTTGCAGGATGATCGACGGATGTGCGCCGCCTTCGAAAAACTTCCCGCTGTACTCGTCCATGGCCAGTGCGTTGCCGATGGCGGTACGGGCTCCGAACTGGATCACCGACATCGAGCGCATCGTCGCATCGTCGAAGCCAAGGCCTGGGAAGTGCAGAATATCGGACGGGTCAAACCAGGTCGATATGCCGTGCGACGGTAGGTTTACGTAGTACCGCACCCCTTCGCCAGGTGTGCGAATCGGTGACACGCTGCCCCAAGGTAGCGGCAGAACCTCGCGAAGCGTGCCGTTCATCCGCCAGCGCAGCAGGCCATAGGCGTCGCCACGCAGAAGCTGCGCCATGCTCACGCCTTCCCACATCGACGCGGCGGTGTATTGCGGGCTGGGCTGCTCATTCAGCAGGTACCACAGGTCGCTTCGTGGCATGCGCGCCGGGATCTCGCCGCCATCCAAAGAATATTCGTGAATCGGGCAACTGACGATCCCGCCGGCGATTTTAGCGACACAGGCAGCAACGGCCGAAACGCGCATTGCCGATGTGGCCGACACCGTTACGCCAGACGGTGCCACCCCAAAAGCTTCCATTACCTCAGGGCTGTACTGCGTCTGATTGCTAACTTGGCCGTGGTCGATCTTAGGCGACTCCTGTCGCCAATGGCCTGTAGCCGCCAGCGCGTCGAAGATTTCCATAGGGTTCCTTATAGGACTACGAAGCCCTGGGTGATTTCGTCGGATTTAGCTTCGGGATTCAGCGCCATCAACTGAACGGCGTTGAACAGTGCCATCAGCGGGTCGATCTTGCCGGTGCCGGAGGCCTGCTTGGTGATCAGGGCGGCGTTCCCCTTCGGTTCGATTTTTGCGTTGCTGACGCACCAATTCATGAGCGGCTGGCCACCGTGCAGCAGCACGCCCTCGGCCAGCTTTCGCTCAGTGACACTGATGGCGCCGATCAGCTTCCAGCCTTGCGAGATGCCGAAGCACTTCTTCTCGTCGATCTCGGCGTCAATCAGCGCCTGGAACATGACCTTGTGGGTCTTCTCCGGGTCAAGGCCGACTGAAGCGAGCAAGCCGGACTCGTTCACTTCCTTGACCACAGCTGCGACCGCGGCGACATCGCCAGGGAGCTGCTCGA